TGTCACACCTCGACCCGCGCAGTTTGTATGAACCTTTCGGCCCAGTCACGCCAATCATCAAAAACGTCCGGGATCGGCGGAGCGGCAACAGAAATCTTGGGCATAGCTATGACACGGTTGGCCCAGTCTTTCCACCTTTCCGGGTCTTCCAACCGGGAAACGGTCCCGTACCTCTCAAGGGTCAGGGCCATCATGTCCGTCCACTCGGTGACGCTCATGTTCCAGGTCGGCAGGATCACGACAGGATCCTCCCGTCCGACTGCTCGAGGTGGGCGATGACCTGACCCATCTGGTAGTCCCCGCCGACGGCGTTGCTCTCGAAGATCAGGCGCATCTCGCGGCGTACCTCCTTCAGGAACACGACCTGCTCGGACGGCTCATCGGCTACCGCCGGAAAGGTCTTGGCCTCGCCGGTCACCAGAGGCGCCCGAGCGTTGTATCGGCCAGTCACCCGCACGGTCATGTCCCCGCGCTGCACGAAGTCTGGCTCGATGATCGAGATCCGAACCGACTTGTTCACGGCGTCCTTCGGCAGGGCGGGCAGCGCGATGTCGCCCGTCTCGAAATAGGACCGGACGGGGTTGATGGTCTGGCCGTCAATCTCGTCGACGCCGTCCTCATGCTGCCAGAGCGTCTGCGTCAGGCTGGTGGAGGACGATCCGACCATCAAGGGCTTCGCGCTCACGTTCACGAAGATGCCGCCCGATCGGCCCGCATTCGGCAGGACCGTGTCGTACCAAGTCTGCTCGCGCACGTTGTAGATCACCGCGTGCGTGCATTCCGTCGCGTTGCCGAAGGGGAAGCACCACCAGATCTCGCCGTACTTCGGCACCGCCATGGCGAAGACCTTCTGGCGCTGCGCGAAGTTCAGGTTATCGAAGAACCAGTTCAGGTTCAGCGTGTTCGGCACCTCGCGCACGACGCCATTGAACATCAGAAAGCGGTCGACGCCGGCCCAGAAATAGATACCGTCGTACTCAATCACGCCCTGGCTGGAGAGGATCAAGCTGGTGGCGCTGACGGTGTCGAACTGGAACACCGGCGCGCCGCCCACGAAGGTGGCGCGGATGACGCTGTCGAGGGACCAGAAGAGGCCGGAGGGCGAGTTGCCCGGCCCAGCGCGGAGCGGCAGGCCCTTCACGATCTTCTGGCCGGTGATGTAGCCGTCGCCAGATCCGGCGCTCGTCCAGTCGTTCGGGTTCCCAGGAACCGACCAAGCGGCATAGCCATCGGTGCCGTAGGCGAAGACGTAAGGGTGCAGCACTACGATGCCGCCAGAAACTGACGGAGCGCTGCCGCCAGCAGCCACGAACGGGCCGGAGCCGGTGATGTTGCCGAGGTAGATCGGACGATCGGTCGTCTCGTCCTGGTTGACGAGGTTCTGGCCCGCGTGCGCCACCAGCGTCTGGCCGCCCGTCACGGTGTCGAACAGCACGTCGAACTGCCAGAGATTGGCCGGGCTTGAGACGAAGCCGGCGGGGGTGCGATCCACGACAGGCGAAGCGACGGCCTGCGCGTCGACGATCACCTGCTCAAGGCGGGCCTCTTCGCCGACGTGGACGTAGGTCTGCCCGTTCTCCGAAAAAGCGTGCATGCCTCGCGCAAGGTTGGCAAGCTGGTTGGTCGCGCGGCGGAAGCCGCCCATCTTGCGCGGGTAGCCGCGCTGGAAGCGGCACCACTGGCCGTCGACGTAGTTCTCGCCCTGGAAGACGGTGCCGTCTCGTTTAATCCCCGGCGTCGATCGGATGATGGTGGGGGACGCTGGCATCAGAAGGAGCCGCCGTCGACGTTCCCCGCCTGGGCCACGCCAAGCGCAGCCCACGCGGCAGCCTGATTGGCGGCAGTCACGAGCGCATCGCCGACGGGGGTGATGCCGATGGCGGTTCGCGCCGCTGCCTGGGTGGCTGACGTGACGACAGCGTCGCCCACCACCGTGATGCCGATGGCACCGCGCGCCGCCACCTGGGACGCGGCCTGGAAGACCGAGATGCCGGTGCTGGTGCCGCCAAGGTTGATGAGGGCAGCGCCGGCCGTCGTGGCGCCCGTGCCGCCCTGGGCGATTGAGATCGGCACCGAGAGGCCTGCGGTGTCGGCCGGGACCACGTTCGTGCCGTCGGAGTAGAGGATCGCGCTGGCGCTCTGCGCGACCGTCACGCCCGTGCCGGCGGCCGTCTTGACCGTCAGCGTGAAGGCGCCCGTCGTCGCGTTGGTCACCCAGTACTGCTGCACCGTCGTCGGGACGATGATCTCGCGGTTCGCGATCAGCGCGCCGGTGAAGCGATAGGCGATGCGATTGAGCTGGGTGCCCGTCAGCACGAAGGGGCCGCCGCCGGAGACGTTGATCGCGGTGTAGTCGAAGGCGAAGGTTGCGTTCTGTCCGAGGCCGACCGTGAAGAAGGAAGCGCCGTCGCAGATCACGAAGCAGCTGTCGCCCGGCTGCAGCGAAATCGTCGGGAACCCGTTGATCGTCTGCGGGCCGGTTGGGTCGATCGTGAGCGCGCCAGAGCCGGAGTTGCGGACCAGCACGAACCAGTCCGCGCCCAGCGTCGAGGCGTCAGCCGGCACCAGGGATCCGGCCGTGCCAGAGTAGAGCAGCAGCGCCGCGCGGTCGTTCACGCCGGTGATGTAGCCAGAGCTGCTGAAGGAGATGATCGGGACGGACTGGTTCAGCGTCGTCGAGATCGCCTTGATGCCAGCGCCAGCCAGCGCTGCGGCATTCGCGACAGAAACCGAGGCGCCATACTGAAACACCCGCCAGCTTCCGGCGGCGGTGGTGTTGTTCGTCAGGTAGATCTGCCAGGCCGAGCCCGGCGCAATCGTCACGATGGGCGCGCCCGTCGAGCTCTGAACGACGACGTCATTCAGGCCGACGTTGTTGAACAGGACCGTCTCGCCCGGCGACACCAGCGTCGCATTGGGCATGCGCAGCGCCAGGGACGCGGCGTTGCCGGTCACGTCGATGATCGAGGCGACCGGCGGCGGGCCGCTGCTCTCGGTCGGCCAGCGCAGCTGCAGCGGGCTGATCGCGCTGGTCAGGGCATAGGATGCATAGGAGACTTGGGCCGGGGAGATTGATGTCCCGCCGAAGACGGAAGTGTAGGACACGGTCAGGCCTCCCGTCTCTGGGCATTACGGTCGATGATCTTCTGCGCGTCCTCGGCCGCCAGCAGGCCCACCGCCTCGTCATAGTAGGCCTTCCAGGTCGCGATGCGCTCGTCGTTCTTGAGGAACGGCGTTGCCTCGAGGAGCGAGCCGTAGAGCAGGGCCTGCGGCGCATACTCGGTCAGCCAGTTGGTCTGGAGGTCGTCGCCCAGCAGGGGCGGCAGCGCGTAGTACAGCACCTCGAAGGGGTAGGCCCGGTCGGGCGTCGGCGTGATCAGCCAGTGCTGGTAGCCGTAGTCCGCGTAGAAGCGAGGCCGCGCGCGCTGCGTCTCGTCCGGCCATACGTTCCGGCAGTACTCATAGGAGCGGCCGAAGATCGGCGTGCGCTCGGTGAAGGTGGTGCCGTCGCCGAAGTTGAAGGAGATCGTGTCGCGCCAACGGTCGGGCTTGGCGTAGACGGAGGTGCCCGCAGCCATGGTGGACGTGACGATCTCGGTCGTGCCCTGGATCTTCAGCTGGCGCGCAAGGCGGCGCTCGCAGAACCCGATGAAGGTCGGGATCTCATTGTGGACGGTCGGGTCGCTCGCCTCGGTCAGGCCGCGCTCGAGGTAGCGGGCGATGTCCGCCTTGAGCGAGGCGTAAGTCATGGCGGTTGCCATTACGACAACTCCTCGGGCGCGCGCCCACGCGCGCTGACATCCAGCAGCCTACCATCGGCGGCGGAAAATGGGTAGCGCCGAGAGCGGGTGCCGGGGGCCGCCATCAGGCGCTATGCCCGCCAGCCAGCTTCAGGCCGATCTCGCCCGCCTCGGTGACCCGGCGCGTCCAGCCCTTGCCGAAGGCGTCGAAGGTCGGGAGGGCCTCCAGGAAGTTCTGGCGGCTGCGCTGGAAGGCGGCGATGAGGGCGGCAGGATCCTGCGCCTGCACCGCAGCCAGGGTCTTCGGGCCAATCGACCCGTCGGGCGTTGCGCCCACGGCGGCCTGCAGCATCCGGGCCGCCCGGCCGGGGCCGCTGTTCACCGCCATGTCGAACACGACGTAATCCACGCCGGAGGGCAGCTCGTCGCCTCGCACGGCGTCCCAGTAGCGCGTCTTGTAGATCGCCCGCAGATGCTCGTCAGAGATCGCCCGGAGCTCTTCCTTCGCGGCCTGGCGGCCAAGCCAGTCGGAGTAGGTCGCGAGCGTGACGCCCTTCATGGTGGCGCCGCCAGGATCCCGAGGATGGTCTGCCCAGCCGCCCTCGTGCTTCAGAACGTGCGCGAGGCTGTGCTCGAAGTTCTGCTTCACTTGCTGTCCTTCAATACCTGATTGAGCTGCTGGGTCTTTTCGCGGGAGCCGGCGGAGGAACCGAAGTAGTAGCTGACGATTGCGCCCCAGGCGGTGCCGAGCGTGCCCAGCATGACGAGCAGGGCCTCGCCCCCGTTCACGGGGAGGCCGTAGGCGATCATCCAGGAGAGGATGCCGAAGAAGCCGCAGGTGACCGCGCCGGCGAGGAGGCGCGGGGTCAGGTCGCCGGTCTTGGCCTCGCGCTCGCGAGCGCTGCCCCGATCGGCCGCGTCGATGCGCTCAAGGTCGATCTCCAGCTCCTTCATCCGCACGGCGAAGTCCTGCTCGGCCTTCTTCAGGGCCAGCAGTTGCTCGGGCGTGGCGTTCTTCGCGGCCTCTGCCAGCTCGGCCTCGGTGCCGTCAGGCTTGCCGAGGAGGGCCTCGGAGATGGCTCGCGTGGCCATGCCGGCGAGCGGGCCGCCGACGGCCGTGGCGATGGAGGGGGCGACCGTTCGGACGAGGTTCAGAAGCTGGTCCATCAGTCTCGATCCTCTTGGGCTCGCCCTAGGCGCAGACCGCCGAGGAGGCCAACGAGCGCGCCGACGATGGTGGAGAAGGCAGGCCCCAGCACCTCGAAGATCTTGTCGTTGTTGACCTTCTCGTCGAAGAGGCCGAACAGCAGGACGAACACCATGGCGAGCATGACCATCGCCAGCGTGTAGATTGAGATGAGCAGGATGTGCCGCTGAACGACCTGCATCACTTGTCGGCCTTGCGATCAAGCCGATCGAAGATCTGCTTGAGGATGTCCTTCACCTCGACGATGTCTTTCCGGTAGTCGTCCTTGCTGACGTAGGACGTGTGAAGCTCGCGCTCGATGTGCTTCATCTCGTCCTGCAGGGTGCGGACGCTTTCCCAGACCACCTTCAACATCCAGCCGATTGCCGCGCCGGCGATCCCGACGGCGATGTTGTAGAGATCCTGGGTCATCAGGGCACCACCGGCCACTGGACCTCCCACGGGAAGCCGACCTGGATCGGCACGTCGCGCAGCTCTTGCCGGTATGCTGCCCAGGCTGCGGCATCCACAGGGGCGTCGGCGAGCTGCGTCCAGTCGGAGGCGGAGAGCCGGGCGTTGCGGTCGGCCCGCACGCGGGCAGCCTGTTCTGCATCCATGCGCGCCTTGTAGGCGGCCTCCTGCTCCGCAGCGGTCGCGTCCGGCGTGTCGGAGAAGATCGGGCCAGCGACGTACTTGGTGTACCACTTGCCTGCGATCTGCTCGACGCCCTGCCGCATGGAGTATTCATACGGAGGCGTGGTCGTGGCCTGCGGCCCCTCAAACACAGGGTCCGCGCCGATGGTCTCAAGGACTTCTTCGGTCGTCTGACCCCAGGATGCCCCGCTGGTGGAGCGCGCCCAGTTGCGAAGCTCCCCCTCCAGCATGACTTGGCCTGTTTCGCGGATACGATATTCAGCCATGATGGATCTCCTTACGCGATGGCCAAGAAAATGTAGCTGCCGCCGTTGGTGTTCACGAGGTTACCAGCGGCGTTGCTGAGTTCGAAGCCGCTCGCGGCCGTGTCCACCCAGTCAGTGTTGGTGACCTCTGCGTTCGCGGTGTTCAGCGTGAGATAGGGGTCGTTGCCTGCGACGATGCCGCGCGCGCTGTCCCAGACAAACCAGTCGCCCGTGCTGTCAGTACGCTTGATAAGGATAAACCGCGCGCCAGCCGCGAAGCCACAGTTGATGACTTGGGTTGCGCCCGTACCGGTGTAGCTGCCGACACGGCTGACGCCGGGGCAGGAGGCGAAAAGGTAGGCGACGTAGGTCGTGCCGTTGACGTTAGCTACGTCGGGAACGCCAAATGTAGAGACCGGGGGTGTGTAGGTATATGTAAAAGTATTAGTGCCGCGCGCCGCTGTCGTGTTAAGGCGGAATGTAGAATAATAGCGCAGTTGATTTGCAAATCCGCCAGAGTCGCCAACAAACCAATCGCTTGTTGCGCTACGGGCTTTGATAAATACAAGTTCGGGCGTAACGCCCAAGTTCATAGGTACGTTTCTTCCTAAAGTCGTTCCATCCCCCGTGTAGCACACCACGTCGAAGAAGCCGGGGGCGCGGCGGAAGTTCCAATAAATGCTACTTGTTGTGTTGTTAATGCTGGGCATCTGGAAGCCGGTATTGCCCCAGAACCGCGTCGCCGCATAAGAGGTTTCCGCAGACGTGAATTGCGTTATAAGCCTCTCCCCACTTTCCGTCGCGTTCGTGCTAATGCCTCGCAGGCGGTCGTAGGCGTAATTCTTCTCTGTGGTGACGGCGCGCCTAGCATTGATCTGCAAGTCCACCGGGAAGCCAGTCGTCAGCGCAGTGCCAGTCGCAGCGGTAGACGCAATCGGGCTGAACACACTCGTCCCGGTCGTCGGGGTCCGCATCGGGCCGCGCCGGATGGCGATGTAGATCCAGTCTGTCAAAGAACCGCCAGTCTGCACAAAACCGGTGGAATTTATTGTAAATAAACTTCCAAGATCAGTTTCTGCTGAAGAAGTGTTTGGTGCTAATCCGGACCCAAAGTTATTTGACCCTAACCCTCTCATGTTATCCAGCAAAAACCAAGAACCCGTTGTCTCTGTTTGTTTAACCAACAACCATTGAGGTTCGTATCCTAAATTTACCGTCACGGCGCTGCCTAATTGAGTAAAACTGCCGCAGCTAATCACATTGTCCGTGTTGGTCGCGCCAAAGCCGCCCGCGTTGTGCGCGAAGATGTAGGCGACGTAAGTGCCGCCGCTGGCGTTGACGGTCACGTCGTCGCCGAGGCTGAACACCGTGCTTGTCGGCGTGGTGAAGGCCCAGCGCGAAAACCCTGTTTCCGCAACACCGACACCATTTAAAACCATGTACTGCGTGTTTCCGAGACTGCGGTGGTACACCTGCCAGTCGGCAGTCGCGTCCGTGCGCTTCACGATAATGCAGCCCGGCACAGAGCCTAGGTTGTGCGCGATGGTTCGGTTTGCGCCGTTGCCTGTGTAGGTCACGATGTCGAAGAAGCGCGGCTGCTCGCGGAAGGTCCAGGAGACGTAGGTTGCGGCACTGGTGTTGACTTTGGCAAGCGAGCCGATGCTGAAACCGTTCGCAAGAAAGCCTGTCAGGCCCGTCGATTGCGTGGTTTGGGCAGCGGCGCTGTTGGACGTAAGATCGAAGGTCGCACCGCGTGCGGTGTCGTACAAGGCATGAGAAGTCACATTGCTGCGACTTTTAATCCAAACGAGGCCGCCCCTGCCCGCCAGATCAATTCCGTTCGTAATCGTCTGCGTCGAGCCGTTGCCCGTGTAGAGCCACGTCGAGAACACGTCTTCAATATAATTAAGCTGTTGGACGGACGTGGTTAATCCATACCCCTGAGCCGACAGCGCGCCTTTGGTTTCAAGAACGGGCATTGAGTTACCTCACGCAAAGCGGGTCTGGCTGGCGAGCACCGTGTAGGTCGCGGATGCGGTCTTGATGATCGTATAGACGTAAACATCAATACCGCTAGCGTTACCTGCAGTCGGGGCCGCCCCGCCCTGCCAGCGCGTCGTCACGCCGCTTGTCGTGCCATCAACCTGAACGGCGCTGTTAAAGAAAGCCGTGGTGCCCTGGGTCACAAGGAACGCCGCAGTCAGAGACTGCCCCGTCGCTAGTGCCGTGTTGAGCGTCGTCCCGCTCGAAGCGCGGAAATTCACGGTCCAGTTGGCAGAGGCATTGCTCGTGTAGAACAGGACCGACTGCGTGGTGACATCGTAGTTGACCGTGCCCGTAGCCGCGATGGCAGAGACCGTCACCGTCTCAGCCGCGTCGTTCAGCACCATCGCAAGCTTGCTGGACGTACCTGTGAACGTCTGCGTGCCGGTGAAGGTGTTATCGGCAGACGGAGAGAAAGCAGCGGCCGGGGTTGCAAACGTCAGGACACCGGAGCCGTTGGTGGTCACAACCTGACCATTGGTGCCGTCTGCGGTGGGGTACTGGAGCCCGGCAGGGTTGTTCATGATGCGAACAACGCTGCCCGAGGCGTTCTCGGCGTAGAGCGCCATGTCGGTGTTCGCAATGTTGATCGCGAGTTCACCAGGGGCGAGATTTGCCGCAGAAGGTGTCGCTCCACCGGTCGTGGATCTAAACAACTGAATAGGCGTGAACCCGACGGCGGCCATATTATTTCTCCTGTTGCAGTTGTTTACGCTTGAC